TGAGACATAATGGTTATTTCCTTTGTTGCGATGTCACGCCAAACACTCACACCTTGTGACTGTTGCTGTGCTTTATTCGCTTATGAATGCTCCGCACCTTGCGAAGCGCGCCGCAGTCGGCACACAAGCGAATAACAAACGTGATAGGAAGTCTCTGAGGACTTTCGGCGGGGCTTAAAGACTCAAACTTGTGAGGTAGGTGAGACGAGCTGCCTGCTCAAGTGATGCGAGCGGATCGGCGTCCTTGTCCTTGGCCATAACATCAATGTCATCAGTCTTTGCTTCCGCTCGCGTAGTCATTCGCTGCTCTACGTTGGACGGAATGCCATCGGGCCACAGGTCCCGAACACTGCAAGAGGTCTGAGTGTATGCGGGGTAAGTCACGGGGCTAACGTCAAACAGATCACAATCGTTGAGTGTACGAATCTGGAAGATGCCCTGTCCCTTGTCCTCTTCGGTCGAGTCTTCCCACTTCTCCTCGGTGGCTCTGAATCCGAATGAACACTGGTTTATGTCTCCACGATCTACCGAAGTCAACAGATCACGCGCAGCCTGAGTCTCTGGCATGTTGCAAGAGAAGTGGAGCCCAGTCTTGTCTTCGCTAAGCTCAAGTGTGCCTGCCGTGGTACGACCGAAGACAACGTCAGGGTTATGATTGAACAATGCTCTAACGTCCTGCTTTTCCTTGATTGCGCGGGCGAAGGCACCCGGCGCAATCTTTTCTTTGAAACCGCCAAGGTTGTCGCTGAAACAGTTGTAGTTAGCAGCGTATCCCTCCAGCGACGTAGGCTTGCCGTCAACCTTCTTCGAGCGAAGGGACGTTACCAGGAAACGGCGTTCCAGTTGTGAAGTCTTGGTCATTGATTGCTATTCCTCTATAGTATGTAGTTTTTCAGCAGACTTTTCCCGCAAGGCGGTTATTGCCCTGCGAAGTTCTATCGCGGCAGTCTCGGTTAGCTTGCTGGCATCCCAGTCAGCAGCCCGCAGGGTCATTGACGCTATGTAGTCGCGCACAAAGGCAGTCAACTCGTCAGAGAGGGTCACCACTCCTGGCTCGTCTGTGTCTGGATTGAACGTAAAGGCAGCGGCAATGCTCGTCAGAATAGGTGAGAAAGTACGCTGAAAGTCCTGCTCATTGCGCTTGTTGCGAGCGGTAATGCGCCCTAAAGCGTCTCTAAATGCGGGAGCAAACAGAGCGAAATAGTGCTTGATCTCCAGATCGTTCTTTTCAGTGCCGCCCTCGGACTCTGTATCGGTGCCCAGCCCCGGCTGATCCGGGACGTTGAGAGTTTCTTCACCCACGAAAAACATGTTGACAGGCAGAAGCAATCTGTCTGCCGGGTTCTTGGAAACGAGTTGAGTCTTCTCGTATGGGTTGTAACCCATAGCCTTACGCCCTTCTTGAGCACTGATAAATCCAGCGTATCGAGCCATCTGCAAGCCTTGGATCATGGTCTTGTAGTCAGCCTGTTCAAGCTCATTCGTATCAAACTTGGCGAAGAACCTGTTTGCGTTGCGGCCAAGCTGAGGGAATAGTTTTGAGTTGATTGCCTGTTCCCACTTGCGGAGCCAGGGCTTGAGACAGAACAGCAAGAACTCTCTTGCCTTCTGTTCGGCGTTTGCCCTCGTTTCTTCCTTACCACCAATCATGTGCTCGGGGACGCCGAACATGGAGCAGATTTGCTCTCGGTTAAACTGACGAAGCTGTAGCAACTGAGCGTCCTCGGGGTTGATGCCCGTCTGCTCCCATGACCAACCGCCTTCCATTAAGGCGGGCGTGTGAGAGTTGCCGCGTCCGTGTGCTTGCATCCACGAGTTAAGAGCCTTGAGCTTCTGATCGGGCTTGAGATTACCGTCGAACTTGAGATAGCCTTCTGGTGTTGCCTGGTTCTTGAAGAAATTGGCACTGTAACTCTGCGAGGAAATCTCAATCCCCAGAATCTCGCGGGCGTAATACTTGACAGGGGATAAACCCACTAGAGAGTCAATGCCCATGCCCTTGACGTGCAGCACTGACTCAGCGGTGATAGTCCGCTCTCCACCGCTCGGATCATCGTGAGTCTTGTAGATGAGTTCGCCCAGGCTGTTCCGATAGGGGATGGTTGTGAACGGCGAGCGTAGATAGATAGCGACAACCTGACCGCCACGATTACGGATAATCTCGCCATAAGTGTTACCAGTTATCAGGGCGTGACTTTGAGCGGTCTGCCGGTAGTCAGCAGCCGTGACCTCTGGATTAGTTTGTGAGTGCAAGATTGGGAACAGCGGGTGATCGTAAGAGACAATCTCGGAGCCGTCAGCCAGTCGCTCATAGACCTTAAGCGGGATTGAGCCGATAGCATCGCTGATTACTCGAATGCAGGCGAAATACGCCGAGATTTGAATGGACGAGAATTCGTTTACAATCGCACCCGACTCAGATGGGGGCAAACCGAATGCCCCAAGAAAGTCTTGCGGGAAGCTGACCATCGCAGCCACGAAGTCCCTGAATTCTTGCTTTATAGTCATGCGTTAACGGTCTTTGAAGTTGTTGCGATTAGCCAGCAAGCCGGCGGAGAATAGAAACACGCCAGCAACAACAAACCCCAGTGGATGAAAGATGAGGGCTGAGCCTGTAACTATGAAGGCTGCTCCTGAAAATAGACTGCCGAGGGCAAAGCGATTGGGTGTCATAAAGCTTCTTACCTATCTAGTATCGTGTTCTCTAAGCAGTTAGAGGGTGATCTGAGCAGCGGAACACGAACACTCCGTTGAATTCATCGCCGATTGCCATTGAAGGACAGCCTGGGAATTGACACTGACCGAAGGCGCTGATTCCGCAATCGCTTGTCTTTGAACTGCCAGCAACGAATGAAACACGAGCGACTGCCATTAGCAGAGCCACGGCAGGGTCAATCTTGTTTTGAGGTAAGTCCTTGGTCGGAAACAGCATGTCATTTCTGTCTCGGTGACAAACAACGTTGCTGATCGCCCATGCTAAGACGGGGTCTCCGTTGTAATGAAACCGTCGGTCCAGCACTGCCGCTTCCAGTTCATCCATAGCGGGAGTGAAGCCAACGGCTCGCTGGGCAAACTCCGTCATGGGCACTTGCTCTTCCAGCAAGTGGTTCACTATCTCGACTGCTTGATACTGGTCATGGGGAACTTCGAGGACGTTATATTTCTTGCAAGTATCGCGAATCCAGTCCTCGACTGCATCGAAGTCGTTTGTCTCACCCGCGCACTCGTTTATAAGTGTCTGTGCTGACCAGCCCTTGTAGTGCCCGTTCTCTTTCTTGTTGATCTGCGCTTGTGGCAGCCAATAAGAGCCGAACGCATAGAGATGGCGCTTGCCATCTATCGCACGCCAGAACACCTTCATGCCTGCCAGAATGTCCAGCTTGGAGGCCAAGTCCAATCCAACTACGCAGTCATCCTTGACGAAGTCTTCCTCTTTCAGTGACTTGTCAGCGCAAGCAAGAAACTTCGTCAGATCCATCCACGTGTGATCTGACTTGACCCAGACGTTGCAGTGTTTGGTCTTGAACGCGGGTTGCTGGCTGGGAATCTGTACAGCGGAGGCAGCCTTGCTTTGAATCGTCTTGGGGTCAACGCATACGCCCCACGATGGGTTAGCTTTGATCCATGCCGCAGGAGTGGTCCAATCGTCTTTCTCGTCAATCGTGTAGATGACTCCAAAGATCGTGTCATCTGCCAGCACGCCGTCCAGCACCTTGCGAACTTCTGTGTCCACTTCGTAGCAGACGGAGGACAGATCGTTGCCAGCAGTGGTGATAATCCAGAGCAGTGCACCTTGACGCTTACCTGTCGCGGTGTCGAGTGAATCGTAGAAGCTACGGTCTGGATGTGCGTGGAGCTCGTCAACGATACAGAGATACGGGTTTTTACCTTCGCTGGTTCTATCGTCAGCCGCCAGCGGGCGGAACATGCTGTTAGTCTTCGCCTGATGTAGAGAGTGCTTCTCAATCTCCACGCCAGCAGCACGAGTGAACTGCGGCATATTCAAGAGCATCTGACGCGCGTGACCCCACACGATCTTGGCTTGATCCTTCGAGGTCGCAGCCGAATAAACCTGAGAGCCTGGCTCAAACTCTGCGAAGGCTTTATA